AGACTATTGTAATTTAAATGACATTGATGTAGGCACAGTTAAGACTATGGTCAATAAGTCATTGAAAGAAAAAATAAAAAATGAAGCAGTTAATCTAAAAATGCTTAAAGAAAAGAAAGGTGGCATATTACCAATATGAACGGACTAGAAATGTTATACCATATATTATTTGTTGAGTGGGACAAAGGTCTATGGGGTATAATAATTTTAGGTATTGTAATTGCTATTTTAAGTTTTATATATGATATCGGCTTTGAACAAAATAATGAATAGGAGAATATAATGGAAAGAATACCAGAACATACATTTAGATGTAGATTTAATCATAAGGCAATCTTTATCTGGAAAGATGTAACAACCGATATGATGTTTAAAGATAAGAAAATAGTAATATTTGGATTACCAGGTGCATTTACACCTACTTGTTCAAATGAACAATTACCTGCTTACGAGGCACAATACGAAAAATTTAAAGAACTAGGCATAGATGATATATATTGTATATCAGTAAATGACGCCTTTGTAATGAATGCTTGGGGTGGTAGTATGGAACCTAAAGTAGAAAATGTATTTTTGTGTCCTGATGGTGATGGTTCTTTTACAGAAAAAATGGGTATGCTAGTTGATAAACCTGCTAACAAATTCGGTAAAAGAAGTTGGAGATATTCTGCTTATGTTGACAATGGTGTTATAAAGAAAATGTTTATTGAACCAGGTAAGAATGACAAGAGCGAAGATGAAGATCCGTTTGAAGTATCATCAGCAGAGGATATGATAAAATATTTAAAGGATAATAAGTAATAAATGTATGGAGGGTTTGATGTTTTTAGAGTCTATATGGCAGTTAAATTACATTTTACTACCAACTATAATTATTTTGACTATGATGGTAAAGTAAACATTAAACTAGATACATTTACAAAACGAAATGACAGATATTTTTTTCATAAACTTTCAACAAAATACAATCAAAATGAAATACTTGATTTCTTTGTTGCAAATTTTATTGACAAAGATAAAAACTGGATTGGTAACCTATTAGAAAATGATGGACGAGAGATATATCTTAATTATAAAAAAGTTAAAGACAACTTTAAATTTCATTTTAGAAACGACTTTGTTAATATTCTTAATGACTTTAGCAGTAGGAGGATTTCTTTTGATGATGGTTTCGTTTGCCATAATGGACAACATCCACGACTTCTACGCTTACTTATTCAAAGGAGAGCGTCTTTCCAAACCTTCGTTGTGCTTGACCAAGTCTTATCGTTTATCAAAAATTGGAATGTGGAAATTAAAGAGAGGATTGTGTGGCCTAAAATCGCACATAAGGTTACCAAGTTGAAACCTTTTATAAAATATAACTCAACAGAATGTAAATTAATAATGAAAGAAGTAATCAAAAATGAAACCTAAAATAGATTTTATATCTCTAGTATCAGGTGTAGATAAAACAATGCCTGTAATAGAGGCAAGTAAACATAAACCATCTTGGATTAAGAAGGCGGCTGCAGATTTTAAAAAACAAGGTTCTATCACACAACAATTTAGAGGTGGGGAACAAATGTATGCTGATCCTACAATGCAAAAATTTAATCCTGCTGAAACAAAACACACATCTAAATGTCCTGCCTTGCAGATGTATCATAACACAGGATATATTTTAAGAACACATACAGATATTATATTAGATGTAAGTCCTGATAGACAACATTTTCAATCATCAACTCCTGGTGGAAACCAAGATAGTAGACCTTTAATTACTTCACATATGGATCAATCATTTTATCCTTTCTTTGAAAACTGGCCAAGTAACACAATGAAAAAAGTATTGAAATTTGATTTACCTTGGGTAGCAAGAATACCTAAAGGATATAAGATGTTGCAAATGCACCCTATGTACCAAGATGAAAATAGATTTACTACTTTGTCAGGTATATTAGAACCACATCTAGGACACGCTGCTATAGGTACTATACCTTTCTTTTGCCACTTTACTGGTGTAGAAACAATTAAGGCAGGAACACCTGTTGCTCAATTTATATTAATACCTGATGAACAAGAAGCTGAAATTATTGATTTTGAAGACGATAAGAATTATAAAAAAGAAAGATCAATAAATTATTTACAACTAACAGAATCATTTAATAGAAACTATGGTAAAATGAGAGAGTTTTGGAAGAAGTACGGTTGGTAGAATGGTTTGGTCTAATAATGAAAAAGGACTTGTTGAAGAACTAAACAAACTTTCTATATTTGCAGACAATCCATTAGTTGTAGAAGGCACATCATACGCTGCCTTTGACGCAATTAGTGATAAGTATGTTTGTGAATTTAAGAAAAGAAACTTTGAAAGCGACCACAAGTATGCTTTAGAAGGTCTTATTATTGAGAGAAAGAAATACGATAGTTTGATTGAGAAAAGTGAATTTTTTAAGAAAGAGGCATTGTATATTAATAAGTTTACAGACAACAAGATAGTAATATGGAACTTAACTGATATGACAAAGTTTAGTTTTGATTTCAAATGGCATATGAAGAAAATGAACAAGAGAACTTTCCAATCTAAATTTGACAAGACAGAAAAAGAAGTAGCACTACTAAAACCTAAAGACGGTAAGATATATGAGTAGAGTATTTTGTATCGGTAACGGTGAAAGTCGTAAACATTTAAATTTAGAAACATTAAGACCACACGGCAAGATATATGGTTGCAATGCTCTGTATAGAGATTTTACACCAGATGTTATAACAGCAGTTGATATGGGTATAATGCACGAGATATACAATTCAGGTTATGCACAAGATAACAAGTGTGTGTTTAGAGATTGGAACACAATGCCAGGTGAAATGTACGAACAATTATTATATGCAGGTCAAAATTATTCAGACCAAGATTATGATTTGATTAAGAAAGAAAATGTAATCAATTCAAATGAACGAGGCGATTGTAAAGAGTTTGTATTACACGGCTCTAATTTAGCAGGTGTAGTAGAGATATTAAAAAAGAATAAGACTAGAGAAGAAAAGAAAGTTAATCACACATCAATAAATGTCAGTTGGGTTACAAGTGATGATAAGGTCAGAGCAATAAATGACCATATGATTAATACTTCAGGAGATACAAAAGATAGAGGTTGGGCTGCAGGTCCTACTTCAGGTTACTTTGCAGTAAAAGATAATCAACCTGAAGAAGTATTTTTAATAGGACACGATTTAGAAAGTTATAATGACCAACTTAACAATATATACAAAGACACAAAACATTATGGTTTGAAAGAGGCACATAAAACACCTAGTGTCAATTGGATTAATCAATGGTTAGAACTAATAAGAGAACATCAAAACATCACTTTCTATAAGGTAAATCCACACGGAGGTGATGGTTCAGACCCTATTAGTAGAATACCAGAGGCTTGGGCAAGAGAGAAGAATATTCAATACATAGACTATACCACGCTTGACAATATGCTCAAATAGTGTTATAATGAAATTATGTTAGACGGAATAATATATACAATATTGAATTGGGTTGATACCACTTCTCACAAGATTAGACAATATATGATTAACAAGTCATTACCTAATCCTTGTAAATCTGCTAGTGAATGGCGAAAAGATTATGATAAGTGGAGGAAAAACTCTACTAAATAATAATACATTCCGATTAAACAGGAATATACAAATACAACGAATACAATTAATAAGGAGAATACGAATATGGATTTTGAAACATTAAAATCATCATCAAGTAATTTTGATAAACTTACAAAGGCACTTGAAACAAACCTCAATCCTGAGGATTCATCAAACAAGAACAAATACCAAGACGACAGATTCTGGAAACCAGAGTTAGACAAAACTGGTAACGGTTATGCTGTTATTAGATTTTTACCTGCTGTTGAAGGCGAAGACTTGCCTTGGCAAAGAGTATGGTCTCACGCTTTCCAAGGAACAGGTGGTTGGTATATTGAGAACTCATTAACAACTCTTAATCAAAAAGATCCTGTTAGTGAAGAAAACACAAGACTTTGGAATACAGGTGTTGATAGTGATAAAGAAATTGCTAGAAAGAGAAAAAGAAAATTATCTTACTACTCAAATAT